ACGTAGGAGACGTATTAAAATCAGCTGGTACACATTATAATATTACTAGTTATACCGCAAATGGAGGTACAGTTACTTGGACTTCAGGTAACGTACCTTCTAGTGGTACTGTCCGTATCGTACGAGATACAAAAATATTAAACAATGCAGGTTCTGATGTAGAGGGACGTGCTACATATTCAGCAGGAGCATCGTTAAAAGCAGGTAATCTTAATGATAACCAGAAGCAAGCTTTACGTGCCCTAGAAGAACTAGATGATCAACTCATCCAGTCATATGATATAGAAAATGGTGCAATTGATTTTGTTCATTTAAGTGCTATTAAAGATGAAGATGATATGGCATCTGATTCAGATGTACATATACCTACACAACAATCAGTTAAAGCTTATGTAG